CTGGATAAATAGCTATGTCAAACTCTCCAGATTTTAAACCATGTGCTTCCATTACTTTTTTCTGAACAATCTTAGAATCTAATAACAATTTATTATATTTTGGTATAATCTCTGCAGGATTTAAACTACTATCTACATTTGTATTAAGATGATTAAACCCATAAGAGTTACCATCACCTGATTCAACTATTGGATAATCTTTCTTAGCTATAGAAATAGCTTGTTGAATAGCTTCCTCCATTGGTATGTTGGCTTGCATTAATATATGAGCATTCTTAATTATCTCATTTTGAATTGAAGCATTATTACTTAACTCAGCTAAATCTTTAGAAAAAGGAGAAAATTCGTCCATTTTACCTAAGACTGTTTTTGCAAAGTCTTGAGGTTTTGTTATAGTAGCATCCATAAATTGAACATTACTAGCAGCAGCATTATAATTCTTAACTGTTTTAACTTCAGCTGCTTCACCTATAAAAGCTTGTTCTTCTGTCTGTTCTCCTACTATATTTATCTCACCTATCTTGGCTGATTTGTTTACCCAAAATTCCATAGCTTCCATTTTAAGTAAGTCATCTTTAGTTATAAAACTTAAGTCATTACCTGAACCTTTTAAAGCCATGTAGTTTAAGAAAGACTCTTCTAAAGCTTTATTAGTTTCAGGTGTACCTATAACAGCACCTTTTTTTAAATGAGTAAGACCATCTAATACACCAGCTTTAATACTAGGAGGTATAAAATCCATATCTCTAAATGCTTGATACTTTTCTCCATCACTTAAAGACATAAACTCCTTATTATTAAATAAGGCTTGTTCTAATTCATTATCACTAAAAGTTTTTACCTCACCTTTAAGATTAGTATAAGTCTTAATTATTCTAGTTCTATTAGTTACAGATTCATTAATACGACTTGCAATACCTTCAGACTTGTTAGACACTACACGTTTAGTTAATATTTCTTTATCTCTTCTTGCTCTAATAGTCGCAGTATTCTTTGCTCGTTCTGCTGTGTCCATAACGTTAATACTTTTTTTACCATCTCTGGTTTTCATAGTATCTAAAGCATCATACAATTTATTATCAGCACTATCTACTGACATATCTGCTAAGAGATTATGTGCTTGATCTAATGCTCTTTTATAATCAGGTTTACCATTAGGTAAAGGATTAGCTTCTGCAAAGTCGTTAATCATCTTTTGTATAGTAGGAACTGAATTATCTTTATCAGCAGTTAATTCTAATGTTATCATATCCTTAAAAGAATTGTTTAACTTAGTTTTATTGTATTCTATTTTACCTGCATTAAAGTCAGCTATGGTTTTAATATTATATTCTTTAAACTGTAGCTTCATTGTTTCTATTAAAAGAGGATCAGTATCTTCAGGTAAGTCATTTAAATAACCATTTTGAAAGTTTTCAATTGTAGTTACAACATCTGCAGTATTCATCTCATGCCAAGTATTTTTATTATTTTTGTAATCTTGGTTAACCTTAAGATGCATTTCATAAGCTTTTAATTCTGCTTGTTTGTACTTAGACTTTAAACGTAAGCTTTCTATTTCTCTTTCACGTTTAAGTTTAGTCTCTAACTTTTTATCAGAAGCTGCTTTTACTGCTGGAGTAATAGCTGAAACAAATTGACTTAAAGGTGAAGGTTGTGATTGAATTTCTGCAGGACGTACATAAGTTTCTACAGGACTTGCTACAGAAGAAGTTGATATACTGTCAATTTCTAACCTACTAACTGGAGTTCTTTTTGCCATTTAAACCTCTTAACTTAATATTGAGAATGCGTTACTTTGTGGAAATATAGTTGTGTTATCACCTTCCAAACCTTTAGAAGATAAAGCTGCAACATTCTTATCCCCAACTAAATCTAATCCAAACATTTTACCATCACCATATTTTATATCCATAGCTGCAGCATTTCCTGCACCTTCTAAAACAGCACCCATTAAACTAGGAGGTTTTCCTTGCTGTAAAGAGTTAATACGATTCATAGCTTCTGCGTTAAGACCTGCTTTTTCTAGTTCTACTTGTGTAAGAAGTCTATCAATAGTAGAATTATATTTAGAAATACCTCTAAGCTTTCTAGCTTCTGTTAAGTCTGTAATTTGTTTAGCTGTCTTACCTGCACCTACACCTGCTTCACCTGCAGTTACTTTCTGTCTTTCTTTAGTTTCTAAAGCTTTAATAGCTAGAGCCATCTTATCTTCTGCTACTGCTTCTGACTCTTGTATAGCTCTTGTATTAAGTGCTTGTATCTTTAAGTCACGTGCAGCTACTGCATTAATTCTGTTTTGTTCATACCTAGCTTGATCTTCTTTTGCTTTCTTATTAGCTTCTAAAAATTTCATTCCTGTTTGAGCAATGCTTAAAGCTGTCATTGGATCAATAGCCATTTTATATCCTCACAAATTCTAAAAAGGGTTTACCCCATTGGTTATGTTTGTTAATAAAAGTAAAACCCAAAAACTTAAGCCACTTTATAGCCACAGTATACTCTGCATCAACAGAGTTAGTCAAGATAGTATACTTTTTATTCATTTCTTTTGTCAATCTTTTAGACTCTCTTAAAAAAGTTATCCATATTTTATGAACAGCAGGAGTAGTAAGTAACCAAACACATGCAACTGTGTCATCTTGTTTAGCTACTCCATATATACCTGCTATCTCATTTGTTTCTGATACTAGAAATGTCCAACATTCGTCAGACAAATCTAATCCAGTTTGTAAAGCTTTCTTTGTACTACCATGTGATGCTATCACCTCTTGCCTATCTTCAGGTCTAAGATTATTACATAGATAATCTATATCTTCTTGGGTGCTCTGTCTCACATGGGCTTTCATTATAGTCTCCTAGAACGTAGTACAAAGAATCCTTCCCATTCAGCTGATTGGAATATACATGGGAAATGACTAGAACTTTTTAATGTAATACTTGTTTCATTACCATGTCCAAGTACTCCAAAACGATAAGTACCTGAGTCAATAGCAGCTTTGTTTAAAACGTTAGAAGCAGCACCAACAATACGTCCAGTAAAGTTTCTTATATAAGGGGTACGTTTTGAGTGTGTTACTTCTGCTTGAAAGAAACCTGTGTTACTATAAACAACTGCATAGTTTCTTATATGTAGTTTACCTGTGGTAATAGATTTATCACCATTCTTAACAATAGGTTCAGAGAATTGGTACTTAAATTGAAAAGGTATACCTGCATATACTACCTCTGAAGCAGCTAGTTTAGCAGCTACAGCAGATAAAGCTATAAGTTTACCTGTCTGATCTACATAAATAACTGAACTATCTGTGTAAGGTATAGCTGTTAAACCACCTGTTTGTAATTTAACTCGTCTATCTAAATGTATACTAAACTTATTAGTTGTATAATTGGTAGCATCATCTACAGATAAGTTAATACGTTCAAGAAATAAATTATTACTTCTTTTAACTAGTAAGGTTATATCTGCAAGGTTAAAGGATACTCCAAGTATATCTCCTGTAAACGTCCAACGTGACCAAGAGGCTTGTAGTTTTTCTCTACCTCTCCAATAGTATCTATATACATAGACAGCTTGTGGGTCATTATCTGTTTGTACAAGTATCATATCTTCATTAGAAGAAGCTTGTATGTTAATTATTTCACCGTCTAAGTACTCAGGTACATGTGCTGTAATCTCTGTAGCATCATTAGTATCTGTATCAGTGTCTACAAAGTACTCCCATAAGCCTGACCATGCTCCTCTCTTTGAACCAAAGTATACAAACCTACCTGCTTGTGCAGGTTTAGCTCTAAGAGAAGCCTCAAACTCTGTAGTATTAGATATGTTAACTGTTTCAGGAGTTAGTACTGGATCAGCAGTAAGTTTAAACTGTGTTAAATCTGAGAATAATAATAAAGATTCGTTAAAAGGTACAGCATGTTTAAGTATGCTAACCTTGTTAGAAGATACAGCAACATCAATGGGGTCACTATCTACTATAGTTAATACAGATTTACGGAAGAAGTCAAAGCTTACAAACTCTCCTGCTCTAGAGAATATAACATTCTCGTCAGCTAATACACCTAGTCTGTTTCTATGAAAGAATATATCACTTAATGTAAAACCTACAAAGGAAGGGAAGGAGTTAGTATTATCATCACCTACAGTTCTTGGTTCATAAGTCACAGGATCAAACTGAAAGTTACC